ACATGTGTAGACGGGTGCTGCTTCTGCAAAGCAACTGAATTGTAATGATACCGGCAACCCGTTTCGATCGAGTGACCTCGGAGTTATGAGCCCCGCGCGCTGCCCCTGCGCCATGCCGGTTTATTTGAACTGAAAATAACTCTGATTCCAGCCAGGATTAGAACTTGGGACCTCGAGTTTGTAGAACCGGTGCGATTTCTATTGCGCTATGCGCCATCCGGATAATCTACGAATGATGGAAGTGTTATTTCCATATATTAATATAAGATAATTATTTAAGCCATTTTACTTAAATATATATAAATTAAATAAATTAAATAAATTAAATTAAAAGTATAAATATTCCTAAATTATAATACATTCCAAAATAATATTTTTTTATTTTCATCTGAATTGGCATTATATTTTATACATGTTTCAAAAGCTTTTAGGTCATAATTTGGCATGGATGGGAAATTGACTTTCATTTTGGATGCATATTCAAATGGTTTAGGATATACGATAATGGTTACATTTGGGAATCGAGCACAATTCAACTTGAACTCTTTACCCACCTGAACTCCGTATATTTTAATGGAACATGCTGTCTCCTCTGACCCCTTGCTTAAATAGGAGGGTTTTTCTTGCATTTCTGCAACAGCTTGGATAATACCACTTATTAAAGTTCCCGAGCCAATAGCGCACCATATTTCATGAGGCGGTGTGCCATAAGTTGTATGAAATGTTTCGATAACGCGCTTTGCTCGGGATGCAATTATGTTTATACTTTCTGGTGAATGTGCTCCAAATGTTATTTTCAGGGGAACCAATGGTGCCAAGCATTGCGCCCCTAGGACCCCTCCAGCCCCTAGAATTATTCCTTTTGTTTGTAAGGAGGGAGTATGAGGGAACCTGGGTTCCCTTAAGTATTCGCGGGCATGTTTTTCAACAACGCTTAAATATCCATACGGAACTTCAATTACATTTGCGCCATTTTGAATACATATTTCAGTATTTGGATGTCTCACTTTTCGTTTTGCGCAAAAAATAGTTGCTTTTTTATTATTATTTTTACAGTAAATAGAAAGCGCAATCTGAAATCCACCGTAACACGGAGATGCGTATACGAATTCATTTACATCATGATTGTTAACAAGTAATGAATCAAGTAATATTGATTTTGTACCACCTGGTAATAAATCATCTCGTAGAACATATATTCCATTTTGGTTTTCATATTTTTCTATAATTATACTCATCTCATAATGTTATAGAAAAATATTTTAAATATTATTTTACATCTATTATTATTTATTTTTTTTTTACTTTTTTCGGAGAAGCCGGAGGACCAACAGCAACAGCAGGAGCACCAACAGCAACAGCAGCACCAACAGCAGCAGGAGCACCAACAGCAACAGCAGCACCAACAGCAGCAGGAGCACCGTCTTCAACATCGCCAACTTCTTTATCAGATGAGTCATAAAAATCATTTGCAACTTGAGAAGGGTCTAACATTTCAGGACCATTTGCATATTGTATTTCTGAGTCTATCCATTCGTTCAAACCTGCTTGTAATGTAGGAAAAAAATCAATCTCATTATTTTCTTTCAATATTTGTTTAAATTCTTTTATAACATTTTGTTTGAAATGTGGTGGAATAAACTGATTTCTATTCGGATTTTGATTTTGAAAAGGATTTTGATTTTGAAAAGGATTTTGATTTTGAAAAGGATTTTGATTCGCATATATGTATCGTGTGGGGTCTCCATAAATAGTTTGTTCCAATTCCCTGCGAAGCTCATCATCTTGCAATGTTAACTTGGAAAGAATTTTTTCTTGAATGAGTGCAAAAAATATGTCTAATCCTTCATTATAGTCTTCTTCGCATTCAGTGTACAATTTGATAACAATTTTCCGCGTTCTTCTCACGAGGGATTGAAGCTCTTTGAATGTGAGAGACGGATTAATAATAACTCCGGAAATTTCACCATAATCGTCGTGTGTGTACGTAAACATTTCGGATAATATTTCAAGCAGTAATGAGCGGTTTTTTTCAGATTTTTGAATCATAATTTTTATATTTTTTATGTAGTCAGAAAATAATTTTTCTTTGGTTGGATTGCCTATAACGCCCGTTGAATAAATTCCGCTCCGCACATCGACATCTAGCTTCCGAATGTCGCGTTCACTGCGGTCCTTGTAACGATAACTGTCGTCCTGGTAGTCACCAAACGCACCCCCGCGAGACTCGCTTCTTGAACTGCTTCTGCTGCCGCTACCTCTGCACTCAACATCTTGACTGTACACTTTAAGAGGCACTTCAAGAAGATTTACACCACTGGGCGCATCTTCTCCCGTAAATGCTTTATAAAGATATTTAATATCTTCCATAGAATCGTCGCCGCCACTTTTAAATAATTTTAAAAGTGAATTTATTCCAGGTAAGTCTACTATTCGCAATGCATTTCCTTTCTCAGAAATATTTGTTGCACAAACGTTGGGTCCAATTGTAATGTCGCCCTCGCTGTTTTGAATCAACTGTTTGTTTATTAATAAGTTCAACCTGGATGAACAAAAATCAAGAGACTCGGTACTTTTTTTATCAGAAGAAGAAGAAGAAGAAGAAGAAGCACCAATTTCAAAAGATGGATTAATTGTGCTTACAATGCACGAAAATAAGTGTGCAAATAAAACATAAAATTTCGCAATTTCGTTGCATTTTTTTTTAACGTTGTGTATATTTTGTGGAGTTGTTGACGGCATGCGTTTTCTTGTTGTGGGGCTACGACTGCGAGTTGTTGATGATGGCGGCACGGGTTTTCTTGTTGTGGGGCTACGACTGCGAGTTGTTGACCTATTTTCTCCTCCTGTTATTTGTTCTTGTTCTCGTTCTTCTTCACGTTCTTGTTCAACGCGCCGAGGTAGTTCCTTTTGTGACTCCTGTTTTGCACTTGTTTCTAATTTTAATTCATTTTCATTTGATTCAGGGGTTTTATATTTTTTCATTTCATATAATTTTTTTCTCAGTAATACAATGTCAATTGATTCTTTATTTTTTTTAAACACGTCTGATACTTTTTTTACCAGTTTGTTGCAATATACTTCATCTCCAAGTTTTGTCATGTCTGTGAAATCGGAGTCAAAAATAAGATTCTTGGCAATGTAATCGATTTTTGTTCTCAACTCTAAATTTGAATTGGCATTTTGTGTTGTTAAAGCTGCGCCCATGTTATTATGTTATTATATATATTATATATATGCTATAATTAAAATATAATTAGATGAATTGAATATTATTTGTTTTATTTATTATTATTATTTGTTTTATTTATTATTATTATTTGTTTTATTTATTATTATTATTTGTTTTATTTATTATTATTATTTGTTTTATTTATTATTATTATTTGTTTTTATATATAATAATAAAAATTGAATTAGACATAAACTAATATTATTTATAGCAAAAGCCAAGACGGTCCCACCATCCATCCTCATTCATCACATTATTATTTTTAATGTCGACGTTGTTAAATACGGTCAAGGGACCCACATGTCTCCCTCTAATTCCCTCTATAGTAGCGGGGTTAGAAGTGGGGCGCATGTCTATGTCTCCCTTGAATAACCATAAAATAACGAAAAAAAATAGACATAATTCTAAATCATCCAGTAATAAATATAAACAAGATTTATGGAAACAAATTGATTCCAGTTTTATAAATGAAGACTGTGAATGCGGTCAACAGACAACAACGGCATCATCAGGAGCAGCAGGAACTGCGCTGGAATGTGTATACAGAAGCAGCGGTCAGAGAGAGAATTGCGATTCGTGTTCTTCGATTGTGTGTTTGACAGACGACGGATTTTTGACATGCACGAATCAAAAATGCGGAATTGTTTACAAGGATATATTGGACCATGGTGCAGAGTGGCGCTATTATGGCGCAGATGATAACCAGTCAAGCGACCCAACGCGCTGCGGAATGCCGGTAAATCCGCTGTTGGTCGAATCATCCTACGGGTGCAAAGTTTTGTGCGACGGCGCAACCAGCTACGAGATGAGAAAATTCAGGAGATACACGGAGTGGCAATCCATGCCGTATCGAGAAAAGTCGCAATACGATGAATTTCAGTGTATTACAATCATTGCGCACAACGGCGGACTTCCTAAAATAATTGTGGACGAGGCGCTAAGGTATCACAAAAAGATTTCCGAATTTAAAACATACAGGGGTCTAAACCGTGATGGAATTATTTTGGCGTCCACTTATATTGCCTGTAGAAAACACGGCTGTCCAAGAACGATAAAAGAAATTGCAACCATTTTTAATTTGGATAATACTAGCGCGACAAAGGGGTGCAAAAACGCGATTACAATTATAAATGAACTAGAACATGAAATGGCAAATTCAGACAAGACGAGTTTTAGTAAAACTAAACCGGAAGCATTTATAGAGAGGTATTGCAGTCGACTCAATATCAACGGCGAACTAACAAAATTATGTCAGTTTGTTGCGACTCGAATCGAGAAGAATAATTTGATTCCGGAAAATACGCCGCATTCTATTGCTGCAGGAATTATATACTTTGTTACTCAAACTTGTAATTTGAATGTTTCAAAAAAAGATGTGAACCGAATAACAGAAATTAGCGAAGTAACCATAAATAAATGCTATAAAAAACTGGAACAGTTCACAGACAATCTCATTCCTAAAATAATATTAGAGAAATACAAGGGGGGGCATACTCCCCCCTTTAACCCCCTCTAGAAGAATGGGAAAAACATGCGCCCCCATGAATTAGTTTGAATTGGTTAATGTATATATTCATTATTCATATACAATAATATATACATTATAATGAGCGATATAAATGATGTAACAAATGTAATAAATGCAATTGACGAACCTGGTTCAAGTTTAGAAGAACTAAATAGTAATGTAAATGTAACCGTGGTTCCAAAATTGGCATTCATTGTTCCGTATAGAGACCGTAAAGAACATTTAACATTTTTTTCGGTATATATGAAACATGTATTGTCGGTGTATGACTCCAAAGATTACATTGTACGCTTTGTTCACCAAAAAGATGCTCGCCCGTTTAATCGGGGAGGAATGAAGAATATTGGATTTTTAGCAATAAAAAATGAGTATCCTCACGATTATCAAAACATTACATTTGTGTTTAATGACGTGGATACAGTGCCGTATGATAAAAATGTGATTCAATACGAAACACGGCCTGGAATTGTGAAACATTTCTACGGAGTTCAGTTTGCACTGGGAGGCATTTTTTCAATAAAAGGGGCGGATTTTGAAAAGACAAACGGGTTCCCGAATTTTTGGGCGTGGGGCGGTGAAGACAACTATATGCAGCATCGAGCGCTGCAGTCCGGACTAAAAATCGACAGGCGAAACTTTTTCCCTTTGCAAAGTCCCATGATTTTACAAATGGTGGAGGGAATCATGAGAACCATATCACGTTCAGAAGCAGAAATGGTATTTTATAAAACGACGAATGACGGGTTGAATACGATACGGAATTTAAATTATGAATTCAACATTCAAGATGGTGATAATTTTTTCATTGATGTTGTTAACTTTGATACCGCTTACAATCACGCTTCAAATACTTATGAGGAGCAAAATATTCACGATGAGAAAAGAATAAAATTCAAATCAAGGGGAAACGCGGCGGCAGCGCAAGATGAAAAACAGCGCGCTCAACATCAGCAACAGCTGCTTATGGCAGCAGAAGAACAGAAAATGAGACTGCAGCAGCAGCAGCAGCAGCATCAAATGCGACTACAGCAGCAACATCAAATGCGACTACAGCAGCAACATCAAATGCGACTACAGCAGCAGCAGCATCAAATGCGACTACAGCAGCAACAGCAGCAGCAGCAACAGCAGCAGCAGCAGCAGCAACAACAGCAAATGCGACTACAGCAGCAGCAAGAGCAGCAACAGAAACCACAGCAACAACCGCAACAACAGCAACAGAGACCTGGAATTGTGAAAACAGTTAGACGTGTAAATGGGAGGAAATTATTTTAGGGGTACGTATCCCTTCAACATTTACGGCCCCTACTTTTGTTTGTAAGTTTGTAAGGAGGGATATTTCTTGTCAATTTTTTTTTGTTGTTATTTTGTTTTGATTTATTTGATTTATTTGGTTTCCTTGTTTTCCTTGTTTTCCTTGTTTTCTTTTTTGTTTTTAATTTGTTTTTTTTCCCACCCATCAAACTTTTTGGTGGTGGAGTAAAACCAACAATCTTTTTTTCTAATATACCAAGAATCGTTGCATGTAAACGGATTAGCTCTCTGGCTTTCGAGGCAGTGGGCAGTGTTTCTTTATACACAGTAAATTCATAAAATATGTCCGGATTTAATCTATAGTCGTCAAATAAAAATAAGTTCAATATATCAGTTATTATAGGTATCATGTCGTGAGGGGTTTGATTACGAACAACTGCTGTAAAAAATATTGAACGTGTTGATTGACGAGTTTTTCCCACCAGCATGTAAGATAATTGAACTGCTCTTGAAAAAAATTTTAATAGTGTTGTTATTACAAAAAAATAGAATTCACCATCTGGTATACCTCTGTTTGTGAATAATTTAGTTAATTCTTTTGTTGTGATTTGTACACATTCATTCAAACTACTTAATAAATCTGGTAATGTAAATGTTAACTCAGAAAAATCTAAAACTTTTTCAACTGTATAAACTGTTCTAACAAAACCTGGAAAAGTCACTTGAATTTCTTGTTGTGTTTGAAATTTAACATCTAAAACGTCTAAAATAACACCTTTACCTTGATTTTTTTTTACTGAAACTGTATCGTGAGAACCACGCGAACGAACTGTGAGAAATAAATTTTCGCTTTCCCGAAACCGTTTATAAATATCATCAGGAACATCAGGTCTCTCAACATTTTGGATTATTCCACTATTGTTAAAAAATAACAAAAAAGTACTCACAAATGTTTTTTTTAAAGACGGTGTTGCATAATCAGGGAGGACACAACAAATATCAACATCTGAACATGGTTTATATAAACATAATCCAGCCGCAAATAAATTAGGAACTGGTAAGGGGGGGTGTAATTCATTTACGCTGTCAATTATGGCATCATTTAAAACCGCAGTCAATTGTAAAGCGGTTTTTCCAATCATCAGTATTTTATTGGTATCTCTTAAATACTGTTGTAATATTCCAACTACAATAAAAGTTCTTGAAAAAGTGTCATTTATCATCATATATTTTTGTAAATCATGCATTTCTGACCTTAATAACATTGAACTTAAAACGCTATCTGGTAAAACTTTTATTTTACTTGCAATTCTATTCATTTCTTCGTATTCGCAGGCGAATAATCTATGAAACTCGACCATATCAATTTCGGCGACAGAAGAATCAGCAACAGCAGAAGCAGTAAAAGCAGCAGCAGCAGCCATTGATTGTTGTTCATCATGAAAGCGTTTTTTTTCAAGAGCAGCAAACGTTGCTTCATGTTCACTGCGTTTTTGTTGTCCAGCAGCAATAGCCCTCTCTAAATTCCGAGCCCCTTCTTCCTTTTCAAGTTCTGCAGCAGCAGCAGCAGCAGCAGCAGCAGCAGCAGCCTCATTCGCAACAACATTAGCATCGACACGAGTCAAGAGGTCGTCAATACTGGCTTTAGCGGCAGCAGCAGCTTCTTTTTGCTTACTTTTCAATGCAGCAGCATCCATGCGTTTTTGTTTTTGTTCTGCAGCAGCAGCAATAGCTTCTTCTTGCTTCCTTATCAATGCATCAGCAGCTTTTTGTTTTTGTTCTGCAGCAGCAGCAGCAGCTTTTTGTTTTTGTTCTGCAGCAGCAGCAGCAGCTTTTTGTTTTTGTTCTGCAGCAGCAGCAGCAGCTTGTAGTTTTTGTTCTTCAGCAGCAGCAGCAGCTTGTAGTTTTTCAATTTTTTTTTGGGCTGCGGTTTTTGTCGGCACCACAGGAACTAGTTGATTAGCAGCATCAAAAGCAGTTCGAGCTGCGGTTGCATGACTTCGAGCTTGAGTAGCCATACTTTCAATCGAGGCGGCTTGGGCACGAACTTCTTGTTCACATTTTTGTTTGACTTCTAATGAATCTTGCATTGCAGCATCGGCGAGTGATGTTTTGGTAGTTCTACTCTTAGTAATGAGCTTAACATCATCATCATATAATGTTTGACATGCGCCAAGTATTTGAATGACAGCCTCTTTTACTATATCATTAGATTGTTCAGCTGTATTTGCAGCCGTTTCGGCTTTTGTTGTACAACTTTGTGCAGATGCTAAATTTTTTTTTTTTATAAAGTCTAAAGCATCGTCACATTCACTTTTCGCATCAAATAGAGCATTTTCAGTCTTTTTATTATATGTTGACATAATTTGTTTTCCCCTCTTAATTTCGGCACCTATAGTTTTATGAAGCTGCATATTTATAGCCACAAGCTTGTCCCGCTCCTCTTGTTGAGAAGCTGATAATGCCGATGACGGTCTTTCACCGAATTTTTTAGAAGAAGGAAGAAAAAACGTACTTGACATAAACTCGTGCATATCATCGGTAAACATTGGTAACATTGGTCTTCCAGAGCTTCCAGAAGCTCTAGGAGCGTCAGAACATTCATTCACTGTTATTATTACATGTGGAAGACGTGCTAATTCATTTGCTTTGTCAAATGGCAAGATTTCACGTGTTTCAAAAGTAGTTTTAGCAAGTTTTATCAATCTGTCAGTTTCAACATCTGCGGGCTGTGGCTCTGCATGTGATGGTGGTGGCGTATATAAAATTCGAAATACCCTCATTTGTTTAACACTCTCAAGTAGAGTTTCAACTGTGTCTTCGGTAAGAATGTTGCGTTCCTGTAGATAAAGAGCAGTACAATATAGTGCATTTTTATAATTCCTTGTTTCTTGTCTAGACTTTGTGGCAATGGCAAGAACACCAAGGTCGTCGGGGTCACCGATAGCGCATCCTCCGGGGCTACTCCTACTCGCGCCGTCGCAGTCAATACTTGTAAATAACGATGATTTTAAAAGTTTGCTCCAGTCATGTAATAATGAAGTAAAATTTACAAAACTAAGTAACTCGTTAATTTGTGTTGTACAAAATTTTATAAAAATTTTGAATGCTTCATCAGAAGGGATTAAATCACAACATAGTAAAATTGCCACCAAAATGGCTGCATCATTTAATCCACGGTCTCCAAATTTAGCTTCAAATGAATCTACAAGAGGTTTAAATTCACTCTTATCCTTATCTAACATTTGTCTGGCTAGCTTAATCTTTTCAGAAAAATTAATCTCAAATTCGTTATCTTCAGCTTGAGCCTGATATGCAATAAATATTGGGACAAGTGTTTCATAATAAGTTATTAATTTACTTATATCGGATTCATTAAAAGTTTTATTATTACCATATATGTCATGTACAATTTGGACGGCAACATCACGATGTGGTTTTATACCAATGGGACCGTATGTTTGAACATAATAAAAAAAATGGTGAAGTTCATCCATTGTTAATTGTTCTTCTGGTTGATGTGGTTGCTGTGGTTGATGTGGTTGCTGTGGTTGCTGTGGTTGCATTGATAGATTTATGGTTAATATATATATATATTTATTTATTATATATATTATGTGAATTTTTTTCAAACGGTAATTCCTAAAATCTGAAACAACCTAAAATAATGTGGAAAAATCAAAAATGTCGTCCGTTTTCGTTTTTTCTGCTAGCGCGTACTCGCTCACTCGTTTCTCAAAAAAGTTGGTTTTTCCTTCGATGCTTATCAGCTCCATAAAATCAAACGGATTGGAAGAATTGTACACCTTGTCACACTGCAACTGCAAAAGCAAGCGGTCGGCAACAAATTCAATGTATTGAATCATGAGCTTGGAATTCATTCCAATGAGACGACACGGCAGCGCTTCGCAAATGAATTCGGTTTCAATCTCAACCGCTTCTTTGATGATTTCTTGCACGCGCGTTTTGGGAAGGTGTTTCGTCATTTTATTGTAGAGCAGCACCGCGAATTCGGTGTGAAGCGCTTCGTCGCGCGAAATAAGTTCGTTGCTGAATGTGAGACCGGGCATCAAGCCGCGTTTTTTCATCCAGTAAATAGAACAAAATGCGCCTGAGAAAAAAATGCCTTCGACGCACGCAAACGCAATCAACCGAGTTTGAAACGAGCTGCGTTTATCGTGAATCCATTTTTTCGCCCAATCGCTTTTCTTTTTAATGCACGGAAAATTGTCTATTGCATTAAACAGCCTCATTTTTTCTTCGGAATCTTTAATGTACGTGTCAATTAACAAACTGTAACATTCCGAGTGTATATTTTCCATCGCGATTTGGAATCCGTAAAAAGCGCGAGCTTCAGCGAGCTGAACGTCTCCCATAAATCGAACCGCCAAATTTTCCAGAACAATTCCGTCGCTGGCGGCAAAAAATGCGAGAATCATCGATATAAAATATCTTTCGTCTGCTTCGAGGCTTTGCCAGTGAACGCCGTCTTTTGAAAGGTCTATTTCCTCAGCTCGCCAAAAACAATCCACTTGTTTTTTATACATTCGCCAAATGTCATGGTCTTTCAGCGGAAACATTACGTAGCGGCTATCGTCTTCGGTTAAAAGAGGTTCACTCAAAGTTGTTGCACTCGGCGTTGATTTTTTTGACATTCCTAAAATATCTTAACTTTTAATTGTAAATATTAATATGAAAAGATTTTTATATATTCTTAATAAATAATTTATATGAAAGTAATTGAATA